GACACGCTATGTTTTTTACAAAAGTTTCCACACGACGCCTTGAATGTGCACTTCTTCCCCTTGAGTGTCGTGGACTGACATATATTAGACGTGTACTTTTGCTCCACAACCCGCTTGGGCGCCTCCGTGATCACCACCAATGAGTGCTCCTTCTTGTGCGCCTCGTGTTTTTTATATCTATTCTTCATCTTGAAGACACTCCTGGCCAGATGTTCGCATCGCTCATCTGGCGTGGAGAGCCTGTGAAGGCGCATGGCATCTCGGAGGCAATCTTCGTAAGACATTTTTGATTTGATTTTTGATGTTGTGGGACGTCACTTAGGTTTCAAATAGCGTATAATTGACGGAGATTTGATCCCTTGTGAGGCAGTACCTTCTATAATATTTAATTGGGATTTAAAAAAGAAATATCTATTTCGTTCGTATCCTCACAAATATGTTTTTGGAATTCATTCAATATTTTTTCTATGTCTGCCTTGGTTATAAAAGTTTCATCATTCTCACAATATATGTCATAAAGTTTATCGTATAATTTCATAAACTTTTCTTTTACGATATTATATATTTTATATTTCTTTAAAAATGTATTATTTTGTATTCTCTGTTCACTTTCTATTTCTTTTATTAACTTTTCTACTTGTATCTTAAATTCAGAACATTTAATTAAATCGCCAGATGGCACATCCCGAAGAATTTCTGTTTTAACTTGTGATATAATAGAACATATTATATCATGAACGAGTGGTTTAAATTCGTCCTCGAGTTCGTTAGCGACATCTAGAATTTCATTACCAGGTTTTATAGAAAACCCAAAAATACTATTTTTGTGGCAGTCTGGAGCAGGGCAGTCTGGAGCAGGGCACAAGGTGGGGTAGAGTTTGCTACACTTTTCTTCAGGGGGTTTATGGAACTGTAAAAAGTACACGAGTATACCCACTATGACAATGAGTAAAACTATGATCGATACGATAAAAGGCATCAAAGATGGCTTGGGGGGGCATTTATCCATTTATAGTATACCACCATAATAATTACATGTATATGAAGTGGACAACTACATGTCACAAATGTGAAGCTCCCCTGGACCCCAAGCTCATGGCGAGGGGGGTTACAGACAAATGCTTCATAAAGGCATATCGCAAAATTCGCCCAATATTTCTCGATAATAATAGGACCATGTATTCCTTCGTGGGTCTCGAACTCAAGAGGGTCTGCTATGCATGCTTTGTGAACAAAGTCAAAATACAACCTAAGTTACTCCGACTTCGTGAGATTGGACAACGAAAACATCTCGCTCCCCGAAGCATATCGAAGACACAAACAGAAATTGTTCAGTGGTTCGAAGGTCTCTTAAGGAGAGCGCGCGTAAACGGACTAAGAAGATGACCGAGGCTATCCAGAAACTCACGCACGTGGAACACATCCTCAAGCGCCCCGATTCCTATGTTGGCCCCGTCTCACGGGTCTATGAACCCTACTGGGTACGGACTGGGGAGCATGAATTTGAAAAGAAGATGCTCGCGTACTCACCCGCTCTCCTGAAAATTTTCGATGAGATTCTCGTGAATGCCATCGACAGAAACTCTATGCACCCCAAGAATACCACCTCCATCGCCGTCTCCATAGACCGTGAGACGGGTGTGATATCCGTGGAGAATAATGGCCCCCTCGGTGGGATCGCCATCAAGATGCACGAGAAGGAGGGTATCTGGAACCCTGAGCTCACATTTGGTCACCTCCTGACGAGTACCAACTACGATGATAATCAGAAGAGGGTTGTCGGGGGTCGTAACGGATACGGTGCCAAACTTGCGAATGTCTATTCGACTAAATTTACTGTCACGATTAAAGATGGAGAAAACAAGAAAAAATATACTCAATCCTGGTCTAACAACATGCGCACCTGTGAACCCCCGAAGTTGTCTTCTCATTCGGCTGCCACTTCCTCTGTCTGCATCTCTTTCACACCCGAATGGTTTTTGTTTGGTATGTCTGGTCTCGACGATGATATTTATAAGATTTTTGAGAAGCGTGTCTACGATGCGAACGTCTGTACCTCTACGAATTGCAAGGTGAAATTTCAAGGTGATGTCCTCCCCAAGTGTCCCCTCGGTGCCTATGCCAAGATGTACACGAAGAGCGAAGATATTATCACGGCAACCTGTGACAACTGGACTGTCTGTGTCGCCCCGAGTGATGATGGGTTTGAACAGGTGTCGTTTGTCAATGGTATCTGCACGACCAAGGGCGGTACCCATGTGGATCATGTGGCGAGTATCATCTCCACGGGCATCATAGAGGAGATGAAGAAGAAGATTCAACTTCGTCCCCATCAAGTGAAGAATGCTTTCATGGTGTTTGTCAAGGCGACCCTGGTCAACCCAAGTTTTGGGAGTCAAGTGAAGTCTGACTGTACCCTCAAACCCCAAGAGTTTGGAAGTAAGTTTGACCCTCCTAAGACGTTCGTGAAGAATATCCTCAAGACGAGTATCCAAAATGAACTCATGGCACTGTCGAAGTTTAAGGAGATGAAGGAGTTGAAAAAGTCCGATGGGGCGATGCGTTCTAAAATCGCCGGTATCCCTAAACTAGATGATGCCAACAGGGCTGGTACGGCTGACTCTGGGAAGTGTACTCTTATCATCACGGAGGGTGACTCAGCGAAGACGTTGGCTGTCGCTGGACTGTCGGTTGTCGGTCGTGACCATTACGGTGTCTTTCCCTTGAGGGGTAAGTGCAAGAATGTCCGTGATGCTAGCGTCAAGCAACTCACAGACAACAAAGAGTTTAATGATCTCAAGAAGATTTTGGGGCTTCAGCAGGATAAGGTGTACACCTCCCTGTCTGAACTTCGCTACGGGCGTCTGATGATCATGACGGATGCCGACGCAGATGGCAGTCACATCAAGGGTCTCATTCTCAACATGATTCATTTCTTCTGGCCGAGTCTTCTGGATCTTGGGTTTGTTGTGAGCATGGTGACACCCATCATCAAGGCGACCAAGGGGTCGATAGTCAAACCCTTCTATACCGACTCAACTTTCCGTGAATGGTACGGGGATGGTAAATCTGGTTGGAAGATCAAATACTACAAGGGTCTGGGTACATCCACATCTGCGGAGGCTCGTGATTACTTCAAGATGATCAAGGATCTCACGGTGCGCTTCGATACCGATGAAGATACAGAGAAGTCTGTCGTACTCGCGTTTGATAAATCCAAAGCGGATGATAGGAAGACGTGGCTACTTGAATCTACCGAGAAGAAGCCGTCTGAACTCGAGGTGGCCTATGGGTCTGTGGACAAGTTGGGTATCACTGACTTTGTACACAAGGACCTGGTGAATTTCAGCCTCGCAGACCTCAAGAGGTCCATCGCCCACGTGTGCGACGGCCTCAAACCGTCCCAGAGAAAGGTGCTCTACGCGTGCTTTGCTCGTAACCTCACCGGTGAGATGAAGGTGGCGCAGTTGGCAGCCTACGTGTCCGAGAAGACTTCTTACCATCATGGTGAGGTGTCACTGGCTGATACGATCGTGAAATTGGCGCACAGTTTCGTGGGATCGAATAACATTCATCTCTTGGAACCCTGTGGTCAGTTTGGAACCAGACTCATGGGCGGCAAGGATGCGAGCCAACCGAGGTACATCTTCACCAAGCTGACGAAGCAGGCGAGACAGTTGTACGATCAGAGGGATGATGCGATCCTTGAGTATCTTGATGACGATGGGAAGAGCATAGAGCCCGACCACTTTGTGCCTATCATCCCCACCGTGCTGATCAATGGTACAGAGGGTATCGGTACAGGTTTCAGTTGCTACGTACCACCCTATAACCCTGTGGATATATGTGCAAACATCGACAGAGTGCTCACTGGCAAGGATATGCTCCCGATGAAACCCTGGTTTAGGGGTTTCAAGGGGAAGGTCTCCACGGATTCAACCTGGTCTCCATGGGTGGCTGAGGGGGTCTGGTCGATCAAGGGGGGTGTCATCAAAGTTAGTGAGCTCCCCCCGGGTCGTTGGACACAAGACTTCAAGGAGCACCTCGACACCCTCATCGATAAGAAGGTGATCATCAACTACACCAATAATAGTACGACTGACATCGTTGACTTTGATATCACGGGGTACTCGGGGTCCGATGTGGTGAAGGATTTCAAACTCCAAAAGACGTTTCACACGACAAACATGCACCTCTTCCACCCCACACGGGGTATCCACAGGTACGATTCACCAGAAGAAATTCTCAAAGATTTTGTCGATGTCAGGGTGGAAACATACATGAAGAGAAAGATTCATATGATTGAGGTGCTCGAACAGAAGATGAAGAAGAATACGAACATGTCAAAGTTTGTGGATATGGTGATCAACGACAAGTTGGTGGTTTTCAAACGAAAGAAGCAAGAGTTGGAGACTGAGATGGAGTCGCTCTTTGACAAACTCGACAATTCATTCGACTACCTGCTTCACATCAAGACGTATCAGTATACCCTAGAGGCGGTGCAGGCACTGGACGAAGAGACTTCTCGGCTGAAGACTGATCTCGTGACGCTCAAGGGAACGACCATTCCTGACATGTGGAAAATGGATTTAAAAAAATGTGTGCAATAAGATAGAATGGCTGAAGTAGGAGCCAAAGTGTCTCTGAATGCCATAGGAAAACAAGATACATACCTCACACGTGATGACCCTGAGTATTCCTTCTTTAAGTACAGCGCTAAGCAGCACGCGAACTTTACCAAGTTTCATAGGAGTACGAACAAGATATCACCACGGGACAAGGCGAATTGGCCTTTCGGTGAGACGGTGAAGGTGACCCTACATCCCAAGGACATGGGTGACTTACTCAGTAACATGTACGTGTACCTAAAGTTTCCGGGTATAAGTGGGGGCAAACTTTTAGCGGATCAACTGGGGAGACATCTCATCAAGTCTGTGACGATGCGAGTGGATGAGTTGGTGGTGGAAATATTTCACGATGACTGGGGTATCATATACGATGAATTGTATCTCGATGCTTCTGAAAAGCGTACCAAGCGATACACCCTCAATAGAAATCTCGCGGAGGACACGTCGCAGTTAGCGGGGAATCAGTTTTTGGCGCAACTCGAATCCGAACTCATGATACCCATACCCCTCTTCTTCTCTAGAAAGTACGAAGGGGATGAGTACGCCACCAACAACCCCAATCGCCCGTACTTTCCACTGTGTGCCATACACAAACAAAAGATTGAGTTTGACATTGAGTTTCACGAGCAATCCTTCTTCACCGATGAGACGACCCCTATAAAACTCGATAGCTTCGACATCATCACGGAGGAGATGACCGTTTCCAAAGAAGAAAGAACCTTTCTCATGACCCAACGACAACTCTTCATCACCGACGTAGTCAAGAAACACCCCTCGGTTGTATCAGAGGTGGGGGGTGATACTCTACGACTGGAGCTCGTGCCAGACATACCCGTCAAGACGATCAACTGGTTTCTCAGGGATGAAAATGCGACGTTTGTCAATCGCTTCAACTTTTCAGCCAATACCACGTACTCCGTGACCAATTCATTCTTCGAACCAGTGATGGACAGTGCAAAGATATATATAAAGGGGGAGGACCTCCCAAATATACCATTGGCAAAACACCCATTCTACAAATACGTGATACCATTCAACAGTCGTCTTTCGAGACCATCTAAAAATATTTACACCTACACATTCTCGATGAATCCGATCAACGTGGAGCCTTCGGGAAGTTTGGACTTTGGGCAATTACAATCAAACAAGACGGTGCTAGAAGTGAAACTGGTTCCGGGCCTCGCGAAACCATACGAGTTACATCTGTACTACGTGGGATATCAAACGTTCGTGTTTGACAATGGGTTCATGTCGCTTGCTTACTAAATAATATATCGTGATGTTTACGAATGTATTCCACCACGTTATTCTTGATGCACCACTTGATGAAATTCAACTGCGCCACGGTGGTATGAATTTCCTCATTTGTTCCGGGGATGGTATAGACAATTTTTGATGAACGACAAAAGGGATCGAATAATTTTTTGCTGTAGCCATCGAGGCTGGATTTATAGGCGCAATGCACACTGAATATTTTTCCATCAGTGGTTGTATAGGCGAGATTATTTTTTTTTGAATAGTTGGTGATGAACCATTCGAGGTTTCGAAGGGATATACCACCTGATTTATTGAGGAGTTCCATGAGCGTAGTTCTATTCTCGGGTACGGTGTAGAAGGTGTTTATAGATGATAGTAGAATATCTGACTTGTTCATTATTACATAATGGTCGATAAATCTCTAAACTGGTTTTCATTTTCTTTGACCGCGGCACACGCTGGACAATTTGGTTGCGGTGGGGATGGAAATGGGTGATTGTGTCTGACACCACAGCGATGTTGGTTGATGGGTTGGATGGGTCGTTTATCATTCACATGTTTCAGGCAGTACCCATCGGTGACAGCTTTGTGCATACACAACTTCCCATCCTTCTTGACACCCAAACAATAGTCTTCGGTCAATAAATCTTTACGAACAATCTTCAATGGTACCTGGTACAGGTGTGCAATCTTTTCAGCCATGATACATAATTCTTCATGTACCCGCCGATCCACCTCTGCGTTGATCAAACTTGCCACCTTATCAGGTATGCCCATGTCTTACTCTGGTGTCTCATTTTTAAATAGGTCATCGATCATCATTTGCTTCTTCTTTCGCTCAGGCTTCTTCCTAGGTGGTTTCGTCTTTGTGATGAGTTCTCCAAAAATTTCCGCCTTGGGGTCGGTGAATAGGGGTTCGAGGAGATCGCACACGGGATTCAGAAATTTATTCTTGAAGTAGTATACGTAATCCACCTTGAGCCCCTTGTCCGCCGTGTATTTAGGATCTTCCGCCTTTTCAAAAGCCTTGGCCCGCGGATCACCCGTGTCCAGTAGGAGGTAGGGTACCCTGTCACCCGATTGTGGTTCCGAACCCGGTTGCCTCTCGCGCATCTTATCGCGAACTCGCACGTGCGAGAGGTTCGAAGATTTGTAACTGTCCCCCAACTGCTGCGAGAGGATGAGCTTATCGTGGGGGACCTCCCCTTCCAACAGCTCCACGGCCCTCTTTCGCGCCAAGGCTTGGGGTGCCACCGTGTCACTACTCTCCAACACCACGTCCAACAGTTCTTTGCACACCTCTCTCACGTGTGGGGTGTTGTCCCTCCTCACGAGTTGGAGACCCTTCACGTCTATGTAATCCATGTTCATCTGTCCAGCCTTATCCTTGGTCCAGAGTTTGGCTGCGTAACGCTTCTTTGAGTAGAGAAAGTAGGGGCAGTACACCTTTTCCAACTCGAGGTTGTTGGGTTTTTTGAACAGCGAGTTGCATGCCTCAGCCGCCTGCTCCCCCAATTGCCAACTGTATTCGATGGCTTCCATACCAGTCCTCCCACCAACATCAAACTCGACCATCACGGAGTCAGTGTCCCCATATCTCACCTTGGAACCAGGGAAATGTTCTTCGACGTAATTCTTCGTCTCATCGATCATGTTACGACCCTTCATGGTCACCGTGGAGGCGATGGCGACGCACGGGAGCATACCCACCGATGCACCGGTGAAACCATACACAGAGTTCATGGAAATCTTATAGGCCAACTGCTTACCGTTGAACATTCGTTTCGCCGCACCGGTGGCGGCTGCCATATCCTTCTTCGCTTGTTTGCGAAACTGTTTGAGTTCCGAAAGAATATGAGGGAGGACACTCGGTACTCCCTGTGCAAACACGTGGCGGCCAAAACGTTCATACTCCACACCGGGTAGATTTTCGTATTTGGAATCCAGTACCAACGACGAGTAACAGAGATTGTGTGCCATCATGATAGATGGATACAGACCTTCAAAATCCAACGCTGTGATCGGTGTGTAATAAGCACCGGACTGTGCCTCGAGTACCGTGGCGCCTTCGTAACCCGTCTGATCCTTGTACCCATAGTCGAACGTAGGGACGAGGTATCCGAGTTCCCGCGCTTTTTTGGTCAGCTGACTGAACACCTTAATCTGCTGCCCTCGTTCCACTAGGTAGTTGAGGGGTACCCACGTCGCCTTGGCCATCTCCAGGAGGTTCATGAGAGTCGATAGTTTATCCAAGAGTCTGTGAGGTAAGAGTGTATCCTTAATGCAGTACTCGGCGACTTCGAGGAGTTTCGCTGGATCCCCTTCGACGAATCGAGCGAACATCTCCTTGGGGGGCATGTCAATCTTTTGGTCTCCGAGATAGAGCTTAGATACGTTGTCCAATTTATATGAGTCTAACTTGTACTCCTTCTTCACCTCATGGAACATGTCAAAGTAGAATCGCCCGGGGGTGGGTACAATCTTCAACTTGTTATCCCCCAGGGCACTCGAGGATAACTTCTTCTCCGAAAGATTACACACGTGCTCCTTGATTTTACTCATATAGAAAAACTCTGGTGGGCACCCATTCAGTCCAGCTCGCTTCATGATGTATTCCAGATCGAAGCCAAAGATGTTCCAACCCGTGATGATATCCACGTCGTGCTCCCTCAGGTAGTCCGTGTATGCCATGAGCATCTCACGCTCCGTGTCGAAACTCTTGATGGTCGCCGTCGGAGATGCTGCCGTTTGTTTATAGCACAGGCAGGTTTTGTCATAGACTTCATCCGTACCGAACTTCACGAGTGATATGGCAATTTGAAAACAGGCGTCGCCGGGAATGGTGGGGTCAGGGAACTTACCAGTCGAACTGTTACATTCTATGTCTAAGGAGGCCACCACGAACGGCGCGATATCCGTAGTCTCGATGGGCTTGAGGTCCCTCCAATTCTTACACTTGATATCTATTTTAGCATCCGTATTAAACTCACGGTCACAGTCTGCACCCGAAGTATCGATCCAACCAGTAGATTGAATACCCGTGCGATGCATGAGACGCAACACGGGATCAAGGTTGGCTTCGTACAGGGGAACCTTCAAGTTGAGACCCTTCAAGGGGGCCCGACGAATTTTTGACGCCACTCGTCTCCTGTCTGTGAGATTCTGACAGAATATCTGAGCAAACAAGTGTCTCTTCCCGTTTTGAAAACCCCAAATGTCTTTGAAATAATCCACCTTGACATCCACGATATCCCCGGGGCACGTCTTGTTGAGTGAGGCTCTAATCGCCCCCACGGATGTACCGTCGGGTATCTTCACGTAAAAGTACGGTTGAAAGCTCGTGGTGAGACATACAGACTGACCATCTAAGGTCTTACCGAATATCCTGATGATGTGATCATCGCCATCGAACGAGTCCCAGGTGAGTGCTTGGAATTGAACCATGCTTCTTCTTGCTTCGTCATAGCGCCCAATTTTTAATATCCTTTACTAATAAAATGTCTGCTGCACTGATTGATCTCGTCGCCAAGGGTGCTCAGGATGCCTACATCACGGGTGATCCCCAGGTTTCATTCTTCCGTCAAAATTACAAGCGCCATACGAACTTTGCCCTTAAGCCGGAGCGCATGGACTACATCGGTACCTTCGCCTCCGGAAATGAAGTCACGATCCCCGTTCGCTCCAAGGGTGACCTTCTCAGCTACGTGTGGATCGAGGCTGAAAATATCTCTAACGTGCTCGCCAATGATAACGGTCTGTTCTCCGCCGACACGGCCGATACCACGGAGTTTGTCTTGATGATCGGGGGTCAGGAGGTGTGCAAGCTCGACGCATTCTTTATTCAGGGTGTCCATAACATCATGTACAAGGACAACTCATCCAAGACCACGTGTACCGTGACTACCGCTGAACTGAGTGACAACGTCAAGGCGTCCGGTACCGCTGGTCGCGCCTCCGATTACTTCATGATCCCCTTCTTCTTCAGTGAAGACTGGACCAAGTCCCTCCCCCTGGTCGCGCTTCAGTACCACGCCGTGGAGATCAGGGTCAAGTGCCGTGGGGGTGCCTTCGCTCCCACGACCACCCCCAAGGTGTACGGTACCTACGTGTATCTCGACACCGAGGAGCGCAACCACTTCGTGGAGTCCGAGCACGAACTCTTGATCACCCAGTTGCAGTATCAGCCCATGAACGCGGCGGACACGGACATCGATCTCACGTATTTCAACCACCCCGTGAAGGCTGTGCACATCGCGTCGTCTGTCTCTGATGGTAGTTCCTGGTCCGATCAGTACACCTTCGACTCCGCGACCATGTACATCAACGGAAACCCCCTCTTCGAGGAAATGTCCAGCACCTTCCATCATAACGTGGTGCCCCAGATGCACACCTCCAACCTCCCCTCGTCGGTACTCGACTCCGCTCCTCTCTACACGTGGCCCCTCTGCTTGTCCATGAACAAACCCCAGCCCTCGGGTACCCTCAACTTCTCGCGCATCGATAATGCCAAGATTTCTCTCAAGAATCCCAGTGGTGGCACGGGGACCGGTATCACGCGCGCCTACGCCGTCAACTATAACATCCTCAGGATAAAGAATGGTATGGCTGGTGTTGCCTTTGGGAATTAATTTTGTGTGCGTACTATAAATGTTCGAACAGTTTAAGGATAAGAAAAAGTATTGCGTGTACTACAAGTACCTGTCGATGGCGGCCATGATTATGCTGCTCCTCAACCTGGTCGCCACAGCCTCAGCTGGTAAGATCGATTGGAAGACGGCGTACATCACCGGTGTCCTCTTCATCACATACTTCCAGTCTCGTCTCTTGTACACGATGTGCATGGAATAAATTTTATATTTATATATAAATGAACAATATCAGGAAGAAACAGAACAAAATCCTTCAAAAACTTGATGAAATAAGATCGATAGACATTTTGACTGAGGCATTTAACAATCTATCTGACTTATTGAGTATTATCGATTTTAAATATCAAATATCTAACAGTAAAAACAACAAAACACTTTTTATTAAAAAATTAAAGAAAATACAAGAAGAAATGAGTAGAATCATAGAAATAAACAAAGAGTATGGTGAGTTATTACAAGAAGGTGTGAATCCAACTAGTCTTAGAAAAGCTTTAATGGGCGAACAAAAAAGGATCGCGCAATTAACTAATAAGTCTCAAGGTCTTATGACTAATAATCGTAATACATATAACAAATATCGTGCTCAGCAGCGACAGCGCAAACTTATAATGAACAATCAGATCGGATTGAGACATTTTAATGAAGAATATGGTATATTATTTGAAATTATGAGTATTACACTCGATGCACTAATATCCACGACAAATCAAAAAACCATAGACACATTTAACAAAGTTAACAATATGATGTTTAAAATATGGAGTTTGAACACTCAGTATTCTCAGAGTCTCAAATATGTCACTAATAACAGCACCCCTAAAGAACAATTTAATAAACATTATAGGGAACTTTCGGAAGATAATAAAAAGAATTATAATAAATTTAAGAAATTTTAATTACCCGTAGATCCAAACCCACCTTCACCTCGCTCCGTGTTGTCGAGCGAATCCACTTCTTCCACGGGGGGTGTATCACACCTTTCGATGATTAACTGAGCGATCCTATCCCCTTTCTTAATCTCGAAATGCCCCTCACCGTCGTTGAACAGTAGTACCTTCACCTCACCCGTGTAATCAGGATCGATGACTCCCGCACCCACCTGGATACCCTTCTTCACCGCGAGACCAGAACGAGGCGCGACGCGTCCGTAGGTCCCGGGTGGGAGCGTGATGGCGATGCCCGTGTCGATGAGAGTCCGATTCTTCACGGCGACACCCGTATCCACAGAGCTGTACAGGTCGTACCCCACGGCCCCCGATGAACCCCGGGTGGGTACGAGTGCATTGGGGTTCATCTTTCTCACTCTGAGGGTGGTACGGTATGTGTCATCCAACATCATGCCCATGGCTGCGTAATTGTGCAAGTCCATTAGGGTATCACGGAGGGTCTCATCATCTACGAGTTGTACACTCCTCTTGGTGACACTCATGTACCGCCGGAGTTTATCTTGAATACGCATGAGCACTCCAGGGAGTCCATGGGTAGCGAAGGCGTCACCGTAGTCTGCGTTCTTCTTAGTGAAGAGAGCACGAGCCTCGTCTTGAATAATCTTGAGATGTTCTACGCGATCCATATACATACATGGGGCGGGAATACTTTAAACCATTTTCTCCATCGCACGATGACATTTTTTACACAATGTAATGACTGGGTATTTCGCATGGAGTTTTAAAAATGTTCGTAGTATATCCACCCAATCCTCATACCCTAAACGAGCTTGTGATTCTGATATAGCTTCACGCACGATTGTAGGGCGTTCTACAATGGTGTGTGCGGAATCTAGCTCCGTGACTCTCACCTTCCCCTTAACATCTATATACCTGTCACCCTTCTTAGAGAAGCAACACGTACATCGGTTACCCTTAAAATTTTTAAGACTAGACTGGATTATATTCGCAGGATTGACGATCATTTTTTCTTCCAAAGTTAAAACGTTACCGACTTTCAGATATTTTGTATTCGTGTTGGTGAGATAATTCGTGATGTATTCATGCGATTGACTACACAATTCAATAAATTCCTTTGTATAAGGAGCCGTCTCGGGGTTCATGTACGTATCGTAAAATGTTCGATCACGTTGTATCCATAATTTTTTTAGATTCACCATGGGTACATGTCATGTATATTTTTTAACCTATTATAATATCACTGACTTTTATCTTTCTAGTTTGATGGTCGTTTCCGTGGAAATCTAAAAGTTTCGACGGTGCCATGGTCGTGTATTTATCCCGTATGATGTACTTTGTGTTTTTATCCAACAGGAATTCAACCTCATCCCTAAAGTGTGTCAGGCCTACGAGTGGTATACACTTGGTACCAGGAAGGATGGTGATCGTCTTGAAGCAACATCCACTAGTATCCATGAAAATACGCATGGGTACGCTGTGAAGTAACGAGGTAGATACGAACCCCTTGTTGACAAACACTTCATCCTTTTTCATCGGTTTGTTGTATTCGTCCGCCGTGAAGAATGAATCCTTGACACCCCTGTAGACCACCATGGGTTTCGTGGTGACCGGAGCAAAGTCGAAAACGTTGTGTAACGTCGTACTGAGACTCTTGATCGTATTGTAGAGATACACATCTTTAAAAGATCTAGAGCCCAAATGATAGACAACCATTTCTTTAAATTCATCCATAAGTTTACCTGACTTGTCTTTCCGTATAGCCTCGAAATCTACTGGTTTCTTAGTCGCCATTAATTTCTTACCCTTTTCACTGAGTACGTGATAAAAACCAGCGTTCGTCGTGGTGTATATCATCTCATATATGAGAGGATCCATTCTGACCCTACCGAAATCTATGGGTAGACCACGTTCCATGAGGTTCACGTACACATCACCGTACTGCGTGTATGAATAAAGCGCGTACCTCTCCCTGTCCGTGAGGGACGCGATGTACTTTTGCATGTCCACGAACCATTTAGTGTCTATGATGTCCGGATTCATGTTCATCTTGAGTACATGTTTGTAAAAGTAATCGTACACGTTGTCACGGGAAATTTTCAAATCCAACATTTCTCTTATACGAGTTTTATGCTTTTTAAATATATCATTACTGTTAAAATAGTTGTGGTAATTCAATTTAATCGCAGTGGTTTTTTTAATAAAAATGTCATTCGGTATTTTAGTAAGGTTTGAGGTATTGGGTATGACCGGCTTTTTGGTCTTTAAATGTCTGACGATCTTCTTCATGAAGAGTGCTCGGGTCTTCGCGGAAACCTTTGGGACCGGTTGACGCTTGAGCAGGAGCTTTTTCAGTCCCTCGGGTGTCTTGGGCTTGGTGGGGGTCTTGGGCTTGGCGAGGTTCATCTTCTTTATGGGGGTCTTGATTTTGAAATTCAAAATCTTGTTCTCTTGTGAATCAAACACTGTGCTATTCTTCTTCAACGCCTGTTTGTACGCCTGACCACCAATCTTGATGCATCGCTTTGTTAATTTACTGTACACTTCGTCCGGCTTTGTACATTTACCAACTAACATCTCTTTGAGATGAGGAGGGATTTTGTAAGGTGAAGGAGCCTTGGGGGGCAAAGCCTTCACCGGGGCCTGTTTTTTCATGATGTTCGCTAGGGTCTCGTTGGGGCTATTCACCTTCTTGGGTCCTAACAGGGCATTGATTTTATTAACCTGATTATTAAACACCGTCGGATCCTTCTTGAGCGCCTCACGGTACGCTTGGCTACCTATGTTGACACACTTTCCAGTATTCTTGTTGTACACCTGAGTCACACTGCACTTCGGCGGTGCCTTGGTCGCCTTTGCAATCTTAGACGCGTAGTGTTTGAACGCATCGGGGTTGTTCTTCACGATGGCTTTATAGGCATTGCTTCCTATCACGATACACTTTTTAGATTTTTTATCGTACACCTCTTTGGGTGAACACTTGGGGAGTGGCATTTATATAGGTCAATATTTTTTACTCGTCTTCTACATTAACGTAAATCCTTATCAGCCGTGTGATACGTCTTCCCTTCCATGACGAAGCTGTAGACCCTCGCGTACCCCCACTGCTGAGGGGTTGCCCCGGGTCTGTGCCCTGTGCGCCACGCCGCGAGACCCCGGTTATAGATGGTCTTGAGGGTCTTCAGGGGTATGCCCGTAGCCTTGGCTATATCGGGGAGGGAACGGATCCCCGGATACTTTTTGCGGAAACGTTGGGTGTACGAGGATGTTCGGGTCTTTACCTTGGTGTCCGTCTTGAAGGCGGTGTAATCCTTCTTGCGCATCTTCTTATACCGTGTCTCCACATCCCTGAGGGTGGAGAGCCCCCTGAAATATTTGAGGGGGGCATACGTCTTACCATATTTTTTACGCAGTGTGGTCACCTTCTTGGCGATTTCAGAATCGGTGAGAGGCATCTTATATATATACACGGTTTAAAATGAACCTAAGTGACATGGGACATTCGGAAATTGTATGTCCGAAGAACTCCGCATCGAAATCAACCAGCTCAAGCTCCGCATCATCGACCTCGAGAATGAAAACAAGATACTGAACGGCGCTCTTCGTAAGAAGGATGTGGATCTCGTGAAGAAGGAACTGTTCCAAAAGAAACTTTTACAAATCCATGAAGTGTTTAAAAATGCCCTCACGCGCCGAGAGCAAACTCACTAAAAAGACCACTCTTTTCAATGGTCCTTCTTTTGAACTGCATACCGTTTTTATAATTTTGGAAAAGTATCATGCACAGGGCGTCCGCCACGTCATGCTTTCTTTCCAACCTCTCGTAGTACACGCACTCCTTTATATATTTAGAAGCGATGACTTCTGTCCTTTCCTTTCGCGCCTCATAGTCTAGATGTCCTATGCCAAAATGCTTATGCATCGACACGGGACTGATGAGAATAGCTTTGTGTCTAAATATGTAATGAAGAAGAACCTCTACACTACTTATACCTCCGGGTGGTTGTCTCTCGATGAGCACCTGGTCAGCCTGACTGAAGATGTCTGCGTATTCCGTCACGAACGCATGAATCATATCAGATAGCTCTGGGACATCCCTTGTTTTGAATGCACTCAGATCCACCTTTTGTACATAAAGAACTTTTACATCTGCTTCATTACAATCTGCTAACACTAATCCTATATTGTAGTATCCTATGTCGATCCCCAACAACTTCATTATCTTTCATCATCTACGCTCTTTAAATATTTTTATTTGGTGCAACTCTAGTTCCACGGATGCTCCTTTTAGGTCTTGTGGGGGACCGTTTTATGTTATTAGGACTCACAGGGGAATTTGTTTTTGATGGTGCAACTTTAGATCCACCGATGTTCCTTCTTATAGGACTCGTGGGGGACCGTTTTATATTTTTAGATCCACCGATGTTCCTTCTTATAGGACTCGCGGGGGGACGACCCGTAACAAAAATAGCGAGTGTATACCTTTTTATACCCGTCGCACCTTTCTGCGCTTTAGCTTCTGGCTTATGTGCCTGTCCTCCAAACGAAATAATATTACCTTTTTTTATATTCACCTGACTAGTCTTTTGATATTCCCCAAAACGCATCCCAAGAAACCAACTAGGTTTACCTAATCTCCTTTCGTAAAAATTTAGACTTGTATTTATACCTTCTATTTCATAATAATATATGAAGGTCATTAGATGATCATCATACCCGGCGTTGTTTTTATGAAGTACGAAATTAGTATTCGGTGTACGTCTCTCTCGTACTTCATAATGAAAAGTATATCTACCATCATTTAAATTATACATGCCCTGAGCAGCTTCTTGAAGCTTTTTTTGGAATGACAATGGTATGTCTCCCCATTTTAATTTTCCACCCGACTTACTGAATTGTTCGAGATTTTGTCGCATATTAGGATTTTCTTTTTGTTTTTTAACTCCCACCATGTTGTTAGTTAACATTATTTTTTAACTTCGCACCTAGAACCCGTCGGAGTTTTTGGAGCACGGCGTTATCCGGGATGATCTTCCCGGATTCATAACCCCCTATGATATCCACCTTGACACCCACGGCGTTGGCCAGGTCCTTTTGAGTCTTGAAACCCCTGGCCACCCTCGCCTGTTGGATAGTCTTGGCGAGGGACATGGTGACCTTTTCATGGGTGCCAATCTCTTCGCGTTCAATCTTGACTTCCCTTGAAACCTCGGGGCGATTTACGTGGGCAGGGATCACCTTCTTCCGAAGTACGACAGGGGTCCAGTCTTGGTCGGGGCACTGCATACCTTCTCATGGACCCTCGTTTTTAAGAGCCTTTCCAATCGCCCCTGTTCCTTGTACATGGAGATGTTCTTGACGTTTGAAATTTCCACGAGATTCACCTGACCCGTGCGTTTTCCGGGTGTGACGTATCCAGCCCTCGTCACGTGGACGACAACCTTTTTCATCGTCTTCGATTGTGAATGATGTGCCGCGAGTGTAGCCGCATCGTTCGCAGTCTCTTTCGGTAAAGAATCACTGTTGTAGGCAATGACCACGTGGGCACCAGGGGTATCTACCACGTGCATCCACCAGTCCTCGGCGTGGGCAGACTCCGTGAGGTGATCATTCTCTTTGGCATTTTCGCCAACCTTGATGTGAATACCATCGAGGGAAATATATTCGTACATACTTCAGGATGATCTCGGGTTTCGTCGTGACAAACACGACATCCCCAACTCACTTAGATTTATTTTTTACACAACTCTGGAAGAGGAATGAAAAGGTAAAGTTGATGATAGACGCGAGTCAGTGTTCGAACATATCCCTGGGGAGGGTCATGTCCCTCAAGGGGGTGCTGGATAAACATCGCCATGAATCTAGGGAGAACATTGAATTCACAGTGATATTCGTGCGGTCCAAGTTCATCCGAAACATCATCCGTATGGGTCTCGGTGTCATAAAATCCGAGAGACCAGTGTACGTCGAAACGCTTAAAATAAAAAGTACCTAATAACCAAAATGAGTCTTCGCATCATCATGGGTAACATGTTTTCGGGGAAGACGACGGAGATGATTCGTCGTCTGAAGAGGTACAAGGTCATAGGGAAACACGTGGTGGTGATCAACTCACAGAAGGACATTAGGTCCACAGAGGAGGTCCTGAGGACCCATGATAACGTCACCTTCCGATGCATCAAGACCAACGACCTCAGTGAGGTGGACACCACCGGGTGCAACGTGGTGGCCCTAGACGAAGCTCAGTTTTTCACGGGTCTCAAACCCTTCGTGGAGAAGGAGCTGGAGGCTGGTAGGATCATCATTCTCGCGGGTTTGGATGGGGACTACAAACAGAGGAAGTTTGGCAACCTGCTGGATTGTATACCCCTGGCAGACGAAGTGACCAAGTTGACTGCCATGTGCATGGACTGCCTCGATGGCACTCAGGGACCCTTCACGAAGAGGATCGTCAAGAGTACCAAGTTGGAACTGGTAGGGGGTGACGACATGTATAAGGCGGTCTGCAGAAAACATCTATGAGTACAGTATATGACAGGATGCTACAGGCTCGTCGAGGACGTTTCAAAAGAACCAGGGAACTTCGATTCATGTATCGACTGTACATATGTACTCATCATGGAGGGGTCATCGAGAGAAGAACAAATACGAGAGGAGGTGGCTAAAGCTGGTATCACCTCGTGTACTGTGTATCAATACAACAAGGGCTACAAGAAGTGTCACAAAAATCTCCGTGTCCAGAAAACGAACTATGATTTGGAACACGCTCTTAAGAATGCATTCAGGGATGCGCTCGTCAGGGGATACGAACGTATTTTAGTTTTAGAGGATGACTGTGAGTTTGATGATCGGATCAAGAACCCCATGATCATAGAGGATGTATGCGGATTCTTGACGAGTGAAAATCCATACGTATACACACTGGGTTCATTCTTACCCGCGGTGAACCCCTTGACTTTTTCGAATCATCAGAGACTGATATACAACTTTGGATCACACGCGATTATATATAATAATACATACATGGAATGGTTGATTAATAACGAATGTATGTTGGGACACGTTGATTTAGAGACGAATAGACACTGGTCTAAGTTTACGTATAAACTCCCCTTGGCATATCAGAGGGTTGTACCGACCGAAAATACAGGGGAAGGTTGGGGTGGGTACTATGAAGTGTTAGACTTTCTCGTGTTTAAACCCACGGGTATCGACAAGAATGTCCAACCTGGGTACGATCTCATTAAGAAGTGGTCGGATATACTCGTGGTGCTCTTGAGTATCTGGATTTTGAGCCATGTGGGATAGAAAACATTTATATTCTTCTATAAATTAAAAAGCAAAGTATAAAAACATTTATCAAAGGTGAATACGTAAAAAGCCATTTAGTAAATGATTGACTAATAAACCATGTATTGGTGTACCAGTGATTTTCTTTTTTATAATTATAAATATTTTCATAGCTTGTGAGAAAACAGTCACCTAAAACATACCACTGTGTAATTATACTGGCATACATGAGTATCATGGAAAGTAAAAATAACATTGGTGGTTTTAAATTAAAAATAAGAAATGTAGACGGGGTACATATACTAAATATACCGAATATATAATGTGAAAGAATAATTATTTTTCTGACTAACATAATTTTAAAAGTTTTAAGACCATTATAAGAATTAAACGCATCATTATAAATACCCTTAGAATATCCCATCTTTTCACATAAAGAATCAATATCAGAGTTACCGTTTGCGTGTATAAAGAAAGGTCTATTACCATTTTTCAAGGAACCGTCGTTTATATTGAAAAAGTCATGAGTGTCATCAAGCACGAAACGTTTATTAAATATAGCCCCATCTATCATCTGTTTTAAATAACTCTTATCTCTCGGATATTTTAAATTGTAAATAAGTTCGTTATTTACATCTACGACAACAAGTTCATTGTGAACTTGTAAAAGTCCGTTAAAAAGTGCTTGGTCTTCAATATTTTTCTTTGTACATTTTTCATCTTTGCACATTATTTCGTAAATCTGTATAATCTTTTCACATTTACCAATGAGCATACCAGCGTTAGCATAATATTTTTTACCATCAAATTCATATGGTGGTTTACCATAAATAAAATCGGTGATAGAACTGTGTTCATCGAAGGCGCATATAACTTTATCAGAACCTTTTATTTCCTGGAGTAATTCCTCCGCGGGGCGTAAAGCTAATACATCGTATGCGTCGCAACACACAACATATTCATCCAAGGGTATCTCTTTCAAATATTCCTTGTATAAATTAGCTCTCATGACAAATCCTTCCCATTTTTCCCCCCATCCTAACACCTGTAAATCATAACCGTATCTATCACAACTTTCTTTCAAGGCTTTTAGATACCCTGAATCATGTGTAGCTAATGTAACCACCTTCATTATTAATACTATGATATTTTAATAACGCTCGCGACTGGGTATGAAATCATAAAGAAGTGGTCATGTGTGTCTGGATTTTGAGCCATGTGGGATAGAAACTCTATCATCTTCACCTTGTCTTCTAGGGAAAATGTTCCAGCCCCACGCATCACGTAGGCCATAAACATGAGGAGCAAATACGTATTCTTGACTATGGCCTTCATATATTCCTTGTATAGAATATATGAAGGTGAATTTATCCAACGCTCCCAACTGGGTTTGAACCAGTGACCTACAGGTTAACAGCCTGTCGCTCTACCAACTGAGCTATAGGAGCTTGGGGTGTGCTGAGAGTGGGGTTCGAACCCACGAGCACGGACGTGCAGCGGTTCTTAAGACCGCCCCCTTAAACCACTCGGGCATCCCAGCATGGCGCTCTACCACTGAGATAACTATTTCTATATGTAATTATTTCTTTAAGTAACACTTCTTATTCGATTTAAATAAAAATATAATAAAAAGCAAAGAGTACACGGTACCTAATTGTATTTTAACATTTGGGAATAACGTATACAATATATAAAATATGAGAGTGATGTGAACAAGAAAGAAAGGGAGTGACTCTATAAAAAAACGTTTAATAGTATTCGTTGCGTTTTCACTCGCAGGAAACCCCAAAAATATACTATCACTCACGGTATCCTTGTTAGCCGTGTTATGGAAAATATTTCTCTGTGTATCCATTTTTATAAAATCATAATCGTTACACAATGAATTAAAGTTAATCTGGTCGTCGTCACACGGGCGTTTTAAAATATCTTCTAAAATGGGTATGATATGTTTTACGTACCCCATCCATAAACCCATATTAGCGGTTTTATTATTAAAACACGTTCCGTATTTCAGTTCATACATGTTGATTTTATGTTCGGGATCTTCGGAAACCAAAAATCCACAGTTCATATCCCTGAATAATGTAATGGACTCTGAAGGCTCCCTCATAATCCTTGTGTCAAATGCATCTATACATACGACGATGTCACCTGGACGTTTGGTTTTTACATATTCTAAAACACCCTTAATTTTAGTATGAAATCCTTCCCATTTATCACCCCACCCCAAAACTTTGACGGGATATTCACTCTTCATGAGTTCTGGAAACATCCTTTCTGAATGTGTAGCATACGTGATGACTTCGAAACTCATTTATAATATATTTACATTATAAATGAAAGTCATTCTCCGTAAGAGTCCTAAGCCCATGAAAAAGTATAGGGTCACTTTCCCTGATGGAAAGTCTGTAGATTTCGGAGGCGCGGGGTACTCTGACTATACCATTCACAAAGATCCTGTGCGCATGAAGAGATACCTCGCACGCCACGGACGCATGGGAGAAACATGGACCAAGGATGGCATCAGGACAGCTGGGTTCTGGTCGAGATGGCTCCTATGGAGTAAACCATCTATACCCGAAGCTAAGCGAG